CAAGGGGTTCTCCACCAAGGTTGAAGGATGTATTGAATATAATAGGACAATCTGTTTGATTATAGTACTCATGAATGATATCATAGTAATTTTTATTCTGATCTGAAGTAACAGTTTGAATCCTACATGTACCATCAACGTGAATGATTGCTGGAATCCTTTCCTGAATACCTTCCTTACAATTAACAGCATACATCATGAATGGAGTTTCATCCATACCACGAAGATCAAACCAATCATGTACATGTTCTTTTAGAATAGAACCTGCAAATGGTCTGAAGTACTCACGACGTTTAACATGATTAACATGATCCTTACCTTCTGGATCACGAGCATCATAAAGAATAGATCTATTACCTAATGCACGAGGCCCTGCTTCTGATTTACCTTGGAACAAGGCAACAATATTCTTATTAGTAATAAGTTCTACTGCATCTTTATGGTTAGCTTCAAAGACTCTTGTTGCATTATATTTTTCAGCAACTGCCAAAATTTCATCATTCTCATACTGGTACTCTGGTCCTGTGTATAAGTCATGAACATGAGGTCTTACTGTAGCGTCTTTTGATAGGTTATGATAATGTAGATAAGCTGCACCAAGAGCAGTACCAGCATCATTACTGACTGGTTCTACAAATAGATTAATATCTTCATGTTCCAATTCCTGAAGTAACCAATAGTTTGCAACACAATTTAATCCATATCCACCAGATAGAATTACATTTTTCTCACCACTGATCTCAACTGCTTTGAGAATAAGATCCAAAACCATCTCTTGAGATTCTGTCTGAATGGCATACGCCATATCTCTACGACTTTGGAGTTTTGTCAAATCCCCATTCTGTTCTTCTGGATTAGTATATAACTCCTTAAATCTACCTTGATTTACCATCGCTCCATTAGGATACGTTGGTACTATAACATCTCTATTAGTAGTTTTCCAAAAAGACATTCCATCATAATCAGTATAAATTTCTGGAATATTATCATTGGGTTTTCCATAAGGAAATAACCCCATAGTCTTACCAGCTTCAATAGGTTGCCATCCACAATATTGAGTTACTGCTTCATATGCTTTAACAATACCAGCAGAATCATCTAATGTAAGATGATACGTTCCTTCCTCTTTTTCTCTTTTAGCTGGGAAATCAGGTATCTCTACTCCTGGCCAAGGACCTCTACCCCCTTGATGTTTATAAAGAGTTTTAAAATTATCTGGATAAGAACACTTAAAAATTGTTTCCAATTCCCAAGTCATTTCTTCTTGACCACCTATACGCATAGGGATGAATGTCCCTGCACCATCTACAATAACAGCAACAGCACTTTCAAATCCAGATCTATACAAACCACATGCAGCATGGAGTTTATGATGGACATGACTATAATCCGTAACCTGTGGATGTTCCCACAAATTCTCTACGTTCCTTTCTATTAATCCTAACTTACTTGCTAGTCCTGTATATACGTTCTCTCCTGTAAAATCAACCTGACCTGCATCACTCAATGGTTGAGTATGTGCAATGACAAGATGATCCAATTTATCTGTGTAATCTAAAATCTTAACGATGGAAGCATAAGGACCACCATCATATTTTTTTCTAGAGAACCTTTCTTCTTCAGTAGCAAATACTAATTCACCATCAGCAAGAAGACAAACACCAGAGTTGTGACCCCTAGCAATTGCTGCAATCCATTGTGTCACTATCAAGCCTCACTTTTTTTCTCAATTTTTATAGAGGGTTTGTCAGATTTCAACAAGCTTTTTACTTCTTGTGCAAATCCTTTATTTACTTTAGGTGGTTTAGCTGGTTCTAAAGTAAAGTTTGGTGTTGGAGCTTGTGGTTTAATTCTACCTGTGCCTTGATATGCAGATTGAGATGTATTTTGAGCACCAGCATAAGCAGCTGCTGTTGCACCAGAAACATGATCGTGCTTAGGATTATCGCAACAAGCTTGTTGTTCTTGTTGTATAGGAACATATGTTCCAGTGAACTTGGTTGGTTTTCCAAGTCTCTTTCTTACAGAATCAACAACTTGTTTAATCTGAGATTTATCCATCTCCATTGATTGGTCATTAAACCTTTCAATATGCTCTTCTTGACTTATTCTAATTGGAGAATATTTCCTTCTACCATCACCAATATCAATTACATCAAAGTCCTTATCATTAGGATATGATATATTAACTGGGAATGTAGATCCAACAACTACAGTTGCAGTTCCATCAAGAGCTTTTACTAAATGTTGTCCCATACTATCACAACCTAAGAAGTGATCTGCAACATCAATTACAGCAGCCCAATGACGCATATCTTGGATCTGTGGTCTTGCAATCTTATATTTCGACTTCTCTTCATCTTCCTCTACTGGGAAATGAATCTCACTCATTACAATGACAGCATAATCCTTCTTGAGTTGATTAATGATATCAACAATATTAACTAGAGATAGACTTCTAGAACTACCATCTGCAACAAAATCTCCCAGTTGTTCAACCCCTCTTCCAAATGGTTGAATAACAAGAACTTTATCATTACCTGTTACTGATTTTACTTCTTGAACAACATTATAACCAGCAATAACTTCCATCTTAGAGAGGTTAAGTGTTGGTTTTGATACTTCTCTTGGTTCTTCTAAATTATTAATTTGAATATCAAAAGCTTGAGTAAGACTACACTTCTGATTATAGTAGTCCCAAACTCTATATGGTTCTAGGGTAACACATTGTCTGTCTTTAATATGATGTTCAAATACATTCTTATGCCATACATCATATGCCCTTCCATCTAATGTTGGATGACCTTTGTAAAAGTCTGTACCACCCTCACAAATGATAACAAAATCATCATCTGGATTCTCTTCTGTATATTTCTCTAAAGCGGGAATAGAGCAAATTACACGCCCTGCTCCGCCATTAATGAAAAAGGCTTTCGATCTCATTTTTTTTCACCTCAAGTAAGTAGAATAATGATTTTCATGATTCCTATAACTATATAGTCACATAAAAACTACCTGTGTTAGACGGGGTTTTGTTTGAAACATATCCCTATTTAGAATCGCTCCATGTGTATGTCTAGCTTCATATAACACCATTCTATTATACTTCATTTCGCATGTAAATGCATCTTTTTCAGATGGTTTAAATCCTGGCCAACCTTCTTTAAAAGCATAAAATTTAGTACCACCATCATACTCATCCTCTTGATTTAAATATACAAGAGATGCCCATTTATATTTTGTATTATCTTTATGATATGTAACTACATCTCCAAAAAAATTATCTTGTCGTTTAGCGAAGTCTGATCCATAACTTACATTTACCATAAATTTCATATTGTCCCATTTAGAATCAAAATCATCAGAATCATATTCAATATTATCCCAAGTAGGTTGTTTGCAGAGAAACTCATATATTGGTTTTAAGTTTTTTCTTAATTCTAAATTGTCCTCCCATACTCTTTTACCTATTAGGTCTCCAGTATATTGTTCTTTATCAGTTATTTCAGATGATAAAGCATAATTACGAACCTCATCTGGATTTTTATAGAAATTATCTATTATAAAAACCTTTCTCCAAACATATCCAGCATCATTATCTTTATAATGATCATATAATTTATGAACTTGTACCTGATAGTCATTTACTTCAAACATGATATTCCCAAGCATTAAAAAAGATGACCTTTCGATCATCTTAGTTAATTTATATATGCAAGATTATCCGTTTGGTGGGGCCCAAGGAGCAGATCCATCTGCATTTGGTTCTGGATCATCAGCTGGAGGGCTGAACTCAGGTTCTTCGGGCATCATGAACTGAGCAATGTTGGGTTCAACAGATGCACCTGCCATAGTAGCAGGGAAGTCTCTCAACTTCTGACGATATGTTTTCCACTTATCTTTCAAAGCATCAGGCATATCTTCAGCAATGGTTCCATCACTGTTTTGGAGAACTCTATCTCTCAGACTTCTGATGTTATCCCAAGTTAGATCTTCAGTTGCACCATTAATTTTTTCCTGAACACTAAATGCACTAATCTCTAATTGATTAGAACCATTCTTTTTGATGGTATTGAAATCATACACATCATCAGACATTAATGGAGTACTATAAGAGAACCTTGGATAGTCTGCTGAGATATTAGGTGATCCTTGGTGGATTACCTCTCCAGTACCTCGTTCCTCTTCTTTCTCGTCGATAACTGGGCCACGTAACTGACAAATTAAAGCATTTGTGTCACTTGCGGCGCAATCAACCTCGAACCACTCAACTACGTCAGCGGGTCTTGGACGACCATCTGCAATATCGTCTTCTGTTAGAGGACCATACTTTTCTTTACCATCAGCTCCTAACTGTAGGTAGATTTTATCTGGACCGTCATACGTACAGTCCCTAGTCTTATTGTCACTAAAAGAGTGATCAACAAGGAAGTTGTTAGGAAGTTTCATCTTCCACGCATGTGAAATAATTTTAGTTGCCATTTTTATTGGATTTATTCGGGTTTACTCCTTCGCCTTTTATTTATACATTTACATAAAAAAAGAGGGGTGTTGTAACCCCTCCGATCCATCTCGAACTTTTTTTATTTATCTGTTGCAACACCTACACGAGTAACTCTTGCATCCTGTTTTGGATCGTAAGTAGTTGAGGTATTTACCACCGACGGTGTAGACCTAGTAATTCTAGGATCAGTCGATGGGTCGTAACTAGTAGGATTAGTATCTGACATCTTAGACGTAAGTAATCTTAACTAGACCAGAACCACCTTGTCCTCCCTGACCACAACAACGACCACAATATGAAGTCATCGCACTCTGGCCACCGTGTCCATAAGGTACAGTCCAGCAACCACAACGTATCCAACAATGCCTAACAGCAGAGACAACACCTAGGGTTCCAATGAACGGAGCACCTGTTGGGTGTTCCATGTTGTAGAAACAGTGACAATCCCAACCATACAATTTGTATGATGTTCCAGCATGGTTACCCATACCGAAGTCTCCACCCCATGCGCCTGGTTGTAAGCAGCATCTCTCAAACTGTGAGTAACATGCGTTTGTCCAACCACTGGTTGCACAAGCTCTTGTACCACCCAAGGCACAGAAATTACTTAAGTTGTAACCATTAACGTAGGATGCACATCCATGACATCCAGTACATTCTCTCGAACAACAACGATAAACTCCACCAGCACATACACTATATTGACAACCACCTTGAGTTCCAATAGTTTTTGTGTTATAGAATCCACCACCTGCACCGAACCAGTTTTGGCATCTGTTACATGAACAAGTACCGTGACCATTACCACCAGCACCCCAAACTTCAAAACTAATCTTGTTTATTCCAGTTGGTACTTGCCAGTTACAGCAACATCCAGGCGTACATGAGTTTGGAGTACCATATACCCATTTAATGTTCCAGTTGGAGAAAGCACCCGAAGCCAGCGCAGAGGTTGGAATAGTACCATCCGTTACCTGCGAGTTCTTAATCTGTTTGTATGATGAATAATTGGCCATCGTTTCTCCTTACTTAGAAGTATGTAATTTTAACTAATCCACCGCCACCTGTACCACCTTGACCGCAACAGCGACCACAGTAGTTTGTCATAGCGCTTTGTCCGCCATTACCATAAGGTACGATCCAGCAACCACAACGTACCCAACAGCCTCTTGTTGCCTGTTGGACCATAGTACCGATTAAAGGAGCACTGGTAGGTGTAATACCTTGGTTATAACAATGACACCAACCTCTATATGTATCATAACTTGCGTTACTCCATACACCATAGTGGTTACCCATTGCCATTTCTCCACCCCAAGTGGTAGGAGATGCACAACATGCCCAATCAGATGTACATTCTGTTGACCAAGATGTATTAGCACATGCTCGACCACCACCTACGGCACAGAAATTAGAGAATCCATAACCATTAATGTAAGAAGAACATCCATTGCAACCGTAACACTCTCGTGAAAGGCAAGGATAAACACCAGCAGCACATACACTGTATGTACAACCACCTTGAGTAGTAGCAATCTGACTGTTATAGTATCCACCACCAGCAGCTTTATAGTGCTGACATCTGTTACAGGAACAAGCTCCTGTTCCGTTACCACCTGCACCCCAAAGTTGGACCCACAGTTTAGTAACTCCTGTAGGTACAGTCCAGTTGCAGCAACAACCAGGCGAGCATCTACACATTGTTCCATATACCCACTTAACACCGTAGGTAGATGTGGGAGAAGAACTAAATTTGTTCCCATCTAAGATACCAGCTTCAAAGGTATCTCCATTAATTTTTTTGTAAGACGAATAATCAGCCATTTCTGCTCCTTACATCCAAGTAATACGTACAACGCCAGATCCACCCTGGCCACCCTGACCACAACAACGACCACAGTAGGATGTTAAAGCCCCACCGCCTCCTGTTGCATAAGGCGCAGTCCAGCAACCACAACGTTGCCAACAGTGAGTCATTCTGTGTTCTTGACCCATTGCAAGGAACGGAGCTCCTGGCGAACAAACGTTACCAACGGTTGAACCACAATGACAGTTCCAGTGACCAGACCAGTGTGCCTGGTGACCACTCATGGTAAAGTCTCCACCCCAACTTCCTGGCGCCATGCAGCACCACCAAGTAGAGTGACAATGGTTTGACCAGTCAGTGTTTGCACAACCTCTTGCACCACCTCTGGCACAGAAGTTGGATAAGTTATAACCATTTACGTAAGATGAACATCCTTCGCAACCGTTACATTCCCTAGAACAACATCTATAAACTCCTCCAGCACATACACTATATTGACAACCACCAGTAGTCTGAATGGTCTTAATATTGTATGCACCACCTGATGCAGCCCTGTAGTGCTGACATCTGTTGCAGGAACATGATCCATGTCCATTTCCTCCAGCACCCCAAACTTCCCACGTAATACGTGAAGCACCTGATGGTACTTGCCAGTTACAGCAGCAACCAGGCGTACATGAGTTTGGTGATCCTTTAATATGCTTTACACAAAAAGATGGACCAGAACCCGGCGCAAGCTTCTCTACACTTATGGATCCATCAGGAACCATAGCTGCCGTTACTTTTTTATATGATCGATAACTTGCCATTTACAATCCTGTTTAAGGGGTTAATAATTCATAATAGAATGGGAGGAAGATCCTCCCGAATCACATTAGATGGTGAATAGTCTCCATCCGTATGTATCACCAGAGAAGGATAACTCAAATGCGGCACCTTCTGTATTTACGGTAAGATCTGAAGTATCACCCTGAATCGGTTTTCCGTTACGGGAGATTGTCAATGCGTTAGTGTCGAAGGTCTTAGCAACGTCGAAGAACCTGATTGTGTCTCCAAGGTTAGGAGCAGCAGGTAAAGTACAACTGAATGGACCACCAGTGGTCTGACAGAAGTAGACGTTATTAGCAAGAACGTTTGTATTAGATGTTAATGTACTAAACGCAAGGTTACCAGGCTGTTGCCATGAAGTTCCATCATAGTACTCAAGAGAACCAAGAGTAGTGTTGAATCTCAATGCACCAGTGTTGAACTCATCATCAACGCCGCCAGGTCTTTGAGCGGTTGTACCTACTGGAGGTGTCATCGCCTTGGTTCCCATTGCGCCACGAGTTAAGAATCCCCTAACTGCGTACTCAGTTGGAACTGCGTTGTTAGCGTTACCTGCAAGTGTTTGGTCGGAGGAGAATTCACTAATTGATTCACCAATCTGACCACCAATAGCACCCAGTCTCAATTCTGTCAAACCAGACAGGTTGAAGGCGGAAGCATCCAATGTAGCACGACCAGTTAGCTGATCAACCGAGAAGAATTCACCAACTCGGAAGTTACCACCTTGGTCGGTAGATACGAAGAACACCTTACCAGGCCCAAATACGTTTGTCTCATTACCCTGAATAACTCCAGCGAGATCAACGTTAGGATAGTTAGTTTCTGTTTTGTTACCTGTACCAACTGCGAGGAAATCGTGACCTGTTAGACGACACTGTGAGAACAATGTTCTAACGTCAATTGTAGATCCAGCGCCTGCGTTAGTTACAGCCCTTGTATCCCATGTACCGATTGTCTTCTCTGGCGAAATTGTCAGAGTAGCACGATTCGGGAACGTAATTGCGATACCTGCGGTTGATCCTGCCTTCCACTCGTAGTAAGTAGATGCGGTAGAAACGTTTGTAACTGTGTTAATGATGTAGAATCTTTCATCTGCACCATAGAGTGATGTCTTAATTCCGATAGCGTCACCAACTAGGAGTACTCCAGAAGTATTATCAACCTCAAGAATTGTACCCTTTTGTCCTGTGACTGAACTTGCAGCAGTACCGACGGTAATTGAACCAACTCCAGAACTTGCCTCAGCACCAGCACCGAACCAGATAACCTCTGAATCTACGAAACCAGTGGTTCCGATTCCAGCGTTACCGTATCCAGTTTGATACTTGAAGTAAATCTTATCAGCAGAGATCTGATCGTTTAACATCCATGCAGTTGCCTTAGATGTTGCACCGAACATTGTTGCACCAACTGAGACTGTACCAGCCTTGTTAGCACCAAGAACTGTCATCATGTCTCCGAAGACTCTTGCAGTCCTTGGTGTCTCATCAGTTGAGAATCCAGAAGAGATGACTCCATAGTCACCATATGAGTTGTTACCACCAACTCCACGAATTCTTGATCCACCACCTGAGTAGTATCCCCAACGGGCGTAGTATGTGAAGCAGGAAACAATCTCAGCGATTGCACTTCTGTCTAGAACATATCCAGCACCGTCAGATGCGACGTGTGTGAAGGCATCGAATACCATCGATTTTGCACCTTCATTATGTACTCCACCATCAGCGAGTACTCCACAAGCACCACCACCAAATCTTGGAGGAACTGCCTCTGCAGCATTGTCTGAGAAAGCAGTACAGTCCTTAACGTATGGTGATTTATCGTTAATTGGAGAATCTGGGTTGAAGGAGACGAATATACCGCAAGCAGTTGTACCAATACCAGTTCTGATATTTGAATTGTCTAGTTGCCAAGGAGCGTTAGAGTCATATGTGAATCCTTCCATTCCTTTCATGGAGATCGCCTGAATCGTTGTAGAGTCAGACATCTTGAACATGTGGGACCTGTTGTTTGGTGTAGTACCATCATCAGATGTACCAGTTGCAGGTAGAACCTGAGAACCTCTAAGTGCGTTACCTACGATAGCAGTGTAAGGAGGAACAACAATTGGAAGTTGCTCATAGAACTGCGAAGCAGATAGTTTCAGGATAGCAGGTGTCAAGTCAGTCATTGTACCGCCACTTACGTACTCGTGAGCCTGAGTAGAAACACCAACATTAACCTTGAATGTATCACCGTCGGGAACTTCAAGAATCTCGAAGTAAGACTTGGAAACAACTCTAGGATATGTGGTTGTAGTTAGACCAACGAATCCAGTACCACCAGAAGCGTAGTTGTAATCAACTGTTGATACACCAACGTTCAATACAACAGAGTTTGCATCAGGAACAGCAGTTACTAGGAACTCATAAGAACCTTGAGTATGTACAGCAGGGAACTTACCTGTAATAGTAGCACTTGCAGCAGCCGCACCAACGTTAATTGTAATTGTGTTAGTGGTTACCTGAGTAATATCGATTGAAGTGTTATACTTAGGATCACTTGATCTTGGATATGTGTGATCGGTTGTATAACCGTCCATTGAACAACGGAATGTTAATCCATCGTTAGCGAGTTTGATTGCAGTACCAGCAGTTAAACCGTGAGCGGCAATTGTAAGTGTTAAATCACCAGTGTTTTCGTTGTAGGTAGCAGCAGTCGGTGTAAGTAGTTCCTGAGCAGAAGCACCAACGTTAACCGTAACGGTATTTGTTGTTGTTCCTGTAATGTTCAACTGTTGACCGTATGTTGGGTCAGTTGTACGAGGATATGTCTTGTTAGAAGCATTACCGTTCATCGCACAAGTAAATGTCAGTGCGTTAGCGGAAATGGTAAGTTTATCAGAAGTTGATAGACTATGACCAGACAGTGTTAGTACTAAGTTACCATTTGCAGGGTCGTATGTAGAACCTGTTGGAGTTACACTTGATCCACCAACGATTTGAACACCGTTAGCAGCACAACTAATAAAGTTATGAGCGTAATTACCACCAGCGATAACTGCACCAGTAGCAGCGGTCTGGAATTGGTGTGTGAATCTTGCAGAACCAGTATAAGTAACATTCAATTTCCTGATTCTAACTTTTTCACCGATAGAAACTTCAGGAGCACCACCAAGACCAATAGCAGTTATAGTCGCAAGACCAACTGCCTTGTTCATTACCATACCCAGAATGTTGAATACGTTACCTCCAGATAGACACTCAAAGTCAAGACCCTGTAACTGGACGAAAGTACCAGTGTTTTGTAGTCCGTGGCCAGGAGCCGTAACGGTTGAAACACCAGTTGCACTAGTGTAATCAACTCCAGTAATAGTTGTTAGAGGACGTGCAGCTTCGCAAGCCTTCTTAATAGTCTTAAACGCCAAGTTAGGTGCAAGACCGTTGTTTGTATCAACTCCGTCTTCAGAGTCAACATAATAGATTCTTGTTTGGTTACCTACAATCTCGTATCCTGGCAATCCGTTTGCTTGAACTGCAAGAGCATAACCTGTAGAACCAATACCAATTCTTACATTACCTGAGTTGTATGTAATGATGTCACCCTTGGTGTTCATCGCACCAGAGGAATCACCCTGAGCAAGAACTTCCCAATATGTTCCAATTCCAGCAGTAGGAATTACATTAATGTGGGATGAACCAACTGATAGGTAAGAAGTTGAACCATATCTTGAAAGATGGCCTGGGTGATAGGTATAAGTTGTAGAGAAGTTACCTACAAAATTAAAACCTTTTACTAGGAGATCCCAGACTGCATCACCATTATATGATTCGGGAGCGACTGATCCAAGACCAACCTGTAATGGAGAAACGTTTGTTGTAACACCAATCTTATGACGGTAGATGTTACCACCATACTGAACCAAGTCACCTCTATAATAAGAGTTCTCGGAGTACGTAAGAGCGGCACCAGCAAGACCATCTGATAAGATTGTCCACTTAGCATTAGGATCGGTTGCGACTCCTAAGTTTTGTGGAGGTTGAAATCCTGCGAGAGATGTTGTTAAAGCAACATAAGAAGATCCGTTGTAATTAACAACGTCACCTGCTTGATACTCGTCACCATTTGCCCAATCTCCCTCGGATTTAAATCCAGAGACATATGGAGTTACTTTCGTATTGTCTATGAAAGTTCCTTCTGAAGTGTGAGCCGTTGTCACACGATAAACCACGTTACCATAGGTAACGAGGTCATTGACACGATAGTAAGTACCAGTTGCCCAAGCACCTTTCTGTGCAAGGCCCTCGATATGAACGTTCCAGTTCCCTAAATCGTTTGCGTAAAAATTCGATGTGCTGGCCGTCGATGTGTGATTCGATGTAGCAACATATGTGTTACCACCGAACTTCACGATGTCATCGATCAGGTAGGACTTGGATACAGCCCAATCACCTGTCCAGTTGAATTTTACTCTTCCAAGTCTAAACTCAGCCATTGTTTCTCCTAGTTAATTATCTGAATGGGATTATTTTGGTCCGATGGTTGAATAATCATAATCTGGCCCATTGAACCTTATGACAAAGAAACCGTCATCATCTATGTAATAGTACAGATTTCTTCTGTCAAAGCGGATCTGTTGATATTTATCACTTGGGTCATCTAAAGATTTTTTCTCGGTAGCAACATCCAATCGGATAACAGATGTTTTACCAACACCGACATCATAACAACCATAATCTACACCATCACCAAATTCTGGTATAGCAGTTCCATCCAAACGATAGAACTCTCCTAATTCTGTTCCAGCAGCACTAACTTTTGAGAAGTAGAGCATATGCTCTGCATCTCTTCTTAGAGCATAGGTGAAAAAACCCGACGATTCTGAAGGGATAAATTCACCAGAAATTGAATTACTTAGGGTTAGTGCCATTTCTAACTACTCCTGTT